TATTTAACCTGTTCACGAGCAACAGAACAAAAATAACAAGGAATAAATAACCATGAATGAAGTAACAGAAAAAAAGTCTGCTCCTCTTCCAGCTAATATGTTTGAAGAAGATGCAGCAAAAGGATTGGGCAAAATAGGTCAAGAAGATCTAGCTCTTCCTTTTCTTAAAATCCTAGGACAGCTTTCACCGGAAGTTAATAAACGTGATGGTAAGTATGTTGAAGGTGCAGAACCCGGAATGATTTTTAATTCCGTGACTGGAGAGTTGTATGATGGAGTGAAAGGCATAAATGTCATTCCTGCATTTTATAAACTTGAGTACATCGAATGGAAAGATAGAGGAGAAGGACCAGGTGCACCAGTTGCAATCTATGATTCTTCATCTGATATCATGTCCAAAACAAAATCAGATGCAAGCTACAAAGATAGATTACCAAATGGTAATTATATTGAAAAGACTGCGTCGCATTTTGTAATTATAACTGGAGACAGTCCGTCGACTGCGTTGATCTCTATGAAATCTACTCAATTAAAAATTAGTAGAAAATGGAATTCAATGATGTCCGGCATAAAACTAAAAGGTAAAAACGGTTTATACACACCGGCATCTTTTAGCCACATTTACAAACTAAAGACTACTCAAATGTCTAATGACAAAGGCACTTGGTTTGGTTGGGAAGTGAGTAAAGTTGGTCCTATTACTGACGCAAGTCTTTATCAACAAGCTAAATCGTTTTCTGAAAGCATCTCTAAAGGTGCAGTGAGAGCGAAGCATGGTGAAGAGAAACCAGCAGAAAGTAAAAGCATTATATAATTCCTTCGGGAATGTGCACAGCGTGGGCCAGGAGGGAGACTGAGTGGCCCACGTAGACAGGATAATTATGCAAGAGTATATAAAGATATTTAATGGCTATAGACATGCGTATGGTATCGCAGATTGGACTAACGCCGTCGTAGACCCAGAAAGCGGAAAGAAGAAACCTAATTACAGGTGGAACTATGAAGAATTTACGGACACTATATATGAAGAGCATTTAAAAGGTAACATATCAGTAGGAATACAACCTACCAATGAGAAAGGTAGTGCGGTATTTGGAGTTATAGATGTAGACCCAACACAATATGAAAACTTTGACAAAAAATTTTATTTAGAAACTATTCAAGAATACAAACTACCTTTAATACCGGTTGAATCTAAAAGCGGTGGCTTACATTTATATTTATTTATGAATGAGTTTGTGCAATCAACAATTATTGTATCATTCTTAAGTAACTTATTACCTATCTTTAATCTTAAACCAGATTGTGAAATATTTCCTAAGCAAACACAACTGACAAAGGACCCGGAAACAGGGATCATTAAACCAGGACAATTTATAAATCTTCCTTACTATGCTGAAGAAAGAAAAGCAGTTAATATTGATGGAACATTTTTTACATTAGAGCAGTTTATAAAAGTAGTAGATGCAAATGTAACTACTGTAGAGGAATTAAAAACCATTACCGAAGAAATGGAAAAACAATCTATGGAGGGTGTTGACGAAGAGTTTTTTGAAGGTCCGCCATGTCTAGCTCACTTAAGTAAAATAATGAAGAACCCTAAATTTGATGGCAAGGACAGGTTCATGTATAACTATCATGTCTTTGTTAAAATGAAATATCCAGACACCTGGGAGCAAAAAGTTAAGAATGCTCCTGTAAAATATTTTACCGGGGAACATGCTAACGCATGGGACGATGCTAAATTAAAACAAAAAACAAGATCATGGGCGAGAACTGAGAAAGGTTTTACTTGTACTAAAAGTCCTATTAGTGATTATTGTAAAAAAGGTGTATGTGTTAAAAAGAAATTTGGAATACTAGCAGGGTCAAAAGGACAGTATCCTGTACTAACAAATTTAAGAAAGATAGATATAGAACCAGATCCTGAGTATGAATTTGATGTAACTAAACCAGACGGAATAGGTAAAGCAACAGTACATTGTAAAACAATAGAACATGTAACAGATCAACGTAAACGTAGAAACTCAATAGCAAAAGCTGCAGGATTCCCACCACCAATTATAAAGGCACCAGAAGATCAAACAGTATTAGAGACTTTGTTTCAAACACAAAAAGTAATTAATCCACCTGTAGGTACATCACCAAGAGAAAAACTACATGATGTATTGCACGCAAAAATTAATGGACCTAAAGCTATGAACGATGCATCGTTTAAATCTGGCACAGTATTAATAGAAGATGGTTATGCATACTTTAAGTTTGATAAATTTTATGACAAATTAAAATCTAAAAACTGGAAACACGGTGAGGACAAGACAGGTGTTATGATGAAAACTAATTATAAAAGTTGTGACATAGAATTTTTAGAACAAAAAAGATTTCCTGCAAAAGAAAAAGGTAAATATAATACACCTACTAAAAACGTAGTGTCAATAAGTATAAAAGAATTTGAAGACGTTGTAATTAATCATACAAAAATAAAACACAATACGGAGATAATGTAATGAAAAAGTATTTAATAATTTTAATACTCCTAACAGGGTGTTCACATATTGATGATAAATTTAATCCTGCAACTACTATAATAAAGCATATAATAAAAGGAGAAAATAAATGAAAGCAAAAGCAGTAGAGTACAATGGAATAAATTTCAGAAGTAAACTAGAAGCAAGATGGTATATTTTTATGAAAAGATTGGGTTGGAATATAATATATGAACCTGAAATTGAAGGTTTGAGTAATTGGATACCTGACTTTTTAATTATAGGTAAAAATAAAAAAATTTTAGTAGATGTTAAACCAATTGATAACGTAGAAGATTGGGACAAGAACCCTGACAAAAAAAGAATAGAAGAATCAGGTATTAAAAATTTACCTTACGAACTATTAATTTTAGGATCTAATTTACAATTAGACGGCCAAAGTAGAATGGGTCTTCTGTATGTTCGTGATGCATTTTGGGAAGAAGGCAGAGATCCGGTTGAGTTACAAGGTTATGAGTGTGCTGAATGTGTGTTTTCTATTGCAGATGATGGAAAACAAATTGGTTTTATGGACCACATGGGTGGTTGGCATTGCCGTATATCAGGAGACGGTGGTAAAACTTATTTATTTAGAGACAGTCAATATAATGATGGTGATCCTCATTATCAATTTATTGATAAGAGTTGGAATGAAGCTTGGTCTAAATTACAATGGAAAGGTAGATAAGTGACTGTTAGAAAAATATTGGGTCCTCCAGGTACAGGTAAGACAACAAAGTTATTAAAATATGTTAAGACATTTTTAAAACTAGGAACACCTCTTGAGAAGATAGGATACTTTGCATTCACAAAGAAAGCTGCAGGTGAAGCGGTAGATAGAATGTTGGATTATCATACAGCGTTTGAGAAAAAAGATTTAAAACATTTTAGAACGTTACACTCATTGGCTTTTACACAATTAGGTATGAAGAAAAGTAATGTGATGCAGGACGAACACTACCAGGACATAGGTCGTAAACTAGGAATAGAAGTTACAGTTTATTCTAATGGAGAAGAGAAGACAGGATTTGTGGACTCTGATAGCGAATACTTTAATATTATTAATGCAGCTAGGATCAAGAACGTAACTATAGAAGAAGAGTACAATACAGATATGTACTCAGAAGATATTGATAAACACCAATTACAAATTTTAAAAGATGAAGTAGATAATTATAAACAGGCCTACGGCTTGGTAGACTTCACAGACATGATCGAAAAATTTAATGTGGCGGAATTGTGTCCGAAATATGATGTAATATTTATAGATGAAGCACAAGATTTATCGCCAATACAGTGGAAAATGTACGATATACTGAAGAAAAACTCTAAACATGTTATATTAGCCGGTGATGATGATCAAGCTATTTATGGTTGGGCCGGTGCAGATGTGCAACGATTTCAGGACGAGCCTGCAAAAAACATAATCTTGCCACAATCTTACAGAGTACCACAACAAGTACAATTTATTGCTGATCAGATATTAAGTCGAATACCAGATGATAGACGTATTAGAAAACTATGGGCACCGCGTCCGGAATCAGGGACCGTGGAACATATAACAACCATCGAAGACGCACCTTTACATGAAGGTGATTGGTTGGTGTTAGCCAGAACAAATGACAAATTAAATAGATTAAAGTCTACTCTAAAAGATATGGCGATTTACTTTGAAATAAAAGGTAGAAAGAGTTATAAAACAAGATTGTATACAGCAATAAAACATTACATCAGATGGCAAAAAGGAGATTCACTATCTCTTTCTGAAGTAAAAGATGTTTTAGAACAGACAGGACAAAATCCAGATCCATTTCCTACAGAAGAAAAAATGTATGACTTAGCAGAGTTTGATTTAGATAAATCAAATGAGTGGTACGAAGTATTTACACAAGACTATGAAGAATGTTTGTACATCCGAGAAATGTTACGGAGTGAAGAACAGTTATCTAAACCTGCAAGAGTAAGACTATCTACAATACATGCAGCTAAAGGTGGTGAGGCCACAAACGTTTTATTAATTTTAGATAATACAAAAAAAATAAGAGACGCCGTAGATAAAAGTGTGGACAAGCACGATGAAGAACACAGAGTTTGGTACGTCGGCGTTACACGTACTAAACAAAATTTATATATACTAACAGCTAAACAGGAGGACAAAGGTTATGACATCGAAAGTTTGGGATAAGCAACACGGAGGATCCCATTACCAAAAATTTAAAATTCAACCAAGTAAGTTTGTAGTGGAGAATGAGCTTTTATTTCCTGAAGGATGTGCTATAAAATATATATGTCGTCACCGGCTGAAAGGAAAGAAACAAGACTTGGATAAAGCAATACATTTTATAGAAATGATAATCGAAAGGGACTATGGAACCAAATAATCATATACCAGCCTACATGGGTTTGTTTACTTGTTTATTAATTCTTTGTTATTTAATAATATGAAAATACCTACATTTAGCGCACAAACAGAATGGGTAATACCCACAGAATTTCCTGACCTGAGACAGGTTGACGAAATTGCAATTGACTTAGAAACAAGAGACCCGGACTTAATTAAAAGAGGATCTGGATCTATAATAGGTAATGGAGAAGTTATAGGAATTGCTGTAGCTACCGCACATTACAAAGGATACTTTCCTATTGCACACGAAGGTGGTGGCAACATGGATCGTAAAAAAGTTTTAGAATGGTTTCAAGATATTCTTAAAACAGATTCTACAAAAATATT